ATTCTCATTATATTTTGCAACAAAATACTCTAACATTTCTATGAATTTATCTGAATGTAAATAGTCTTGGATGTAGTCATTTAATATAGTATCCATATGCTCCCCCATGATTTTTAAAATACTAGTTGCCTATATTATATCATTTACAAACAAAAAAGGACTATCAACCTAGATTTATTCTAAGCTGATAGTCCTTTAATGCTATTCAGTTATAAACAATTGCTTTACTACTGACAACTAATAGTTGATAGTTGCGTGTATCCACCATTACACGCTATGGAGATATATGGATCACCTCAATTTTTTGCAACTAAATAAACAACTGTTCCACCTAATAATATGTTTAGTATTTTACTGTTCCTTTGTTGCATCTTGATTCTTTTGAGTTCTCTCATCTGCATTTCTAAGTATGCGTTCACCTTCGCCAATGATTCGTTTTGCATTGATAGCGTTTTCTCTTGCTGCTCTAATGTGTTCTTGGCTATTAATAATTGCTCCCTCTGTTCTTTGATTAAGTTCATCGATTCTATTAATTCTTGTTTCGATTCGCTCGTTGACATCTGTGCTACGTTCAATTGCTGTTCTAACTCGTCTATTATCTTCAATTGCTCGTTGATTGTATTGTTGAGCGTTTCGAACTTCATCAGTAGCTCGTTGTATTCCTGTCGTGTCAATATTACTTGATCTGTCGGCGTAGAACCATATACAGGCAATGATACAAAGGACAATACAAATAGGAACAGAGATGTAATGAGCGTGAATAAAGTTTTTGATTTTGTCATTCATATTTTCTCCTGGTCATACATGTAGTTGACATCTACTTCTTTGTCAGCTACCATCCCGCAATCGCTATATTGCCATATTCTGATATTTGGATAATCACATTGCGAATCATATTGTGCACACCATACAGGAACGCTTGGCATTTGACTATATGCATATGTTTCATCCCACAACAAGGAGTATCCGCTATACACACCTACATTTTGAAACCCTGCACTCCATAATGTGTTTACAAATCGACTAATGCAATTTGTCATTCCTTGGCTTGTTAATGCTCCAGCATTAATCATATTACGCAATTGGCGATGTTCCTCGTAGTCATACCAAATACCAGCTTGCAAATGGTAATCAGTATATCCATAACTATTGAGCGTATTAATCACCCATTCAGCCTCTTGCACTGCTGTTGCCTCATCGTATGCATGACTAAAATAATAGACACCAACTTCAAGGCCTACACTTAATGCTGCGGTGATGTGTTGCTCAAAGAATTCATCAACATTATAATTTTCACCTAATTTTATGATTACGAATTCATTGCCTTCTTCTTTTGCTTGCTGCATGTGTGAATCATCATAGTAAGGTGTTCCGTTTTCGTTCTCTTGCCATGCTGAAATATCAAATCCTTTTTTCATTCTTATCACTCCTTTCTGGCATGTTTGGTAATGGTGGTAATTTAGGTTGTTCTTCTAATTTGTCAGGTATTCCGTTTCCGTCCTTATCAATCCATAATGCAAGGAACCCAACTAATGCAGTTAATACTGACGGAATAAATATATGATCTATGATATTTATCCCTACATTAATCAGTTTGTTCATATCATCAGATACATACCCTTGAATGAAAACCATAATGTACTCAACCACCACTAGCAAAATAGGTACTAGCATGGTTAGTACTAGTACCCTTGTAGCAAGAACACCTGTAGGGTGGAAGTTAGCCACCCTCACAGATTGATATGATTTTTTGATTGAGTTAATGATAGTTGACTTATCCATTACCCCTCCATGCCTTTATAATTTCAATCGTATATTGGAATATCTTGCCGATGTCAATTAAGTCATCTTCCACCATTTCTCGTAAGTTTTCAATGATAGACCAGCACTCAGCAAAAAATGGTATCAACATAAACGCATACGAAAAAATATGGTCTAGGAATAGGTCTGTATTTGGAATAGGAATATCAGGTAATGAAATAAATACAATGGATAGTATCATCCATGCCGGATATTGTATGCATAGTTTCTTCAATAGATCACCTCTAAGGCGCTCACTCATTAAATATCTACGCCGTTCCCCGGTTGTTTTATCAATATACTTACCTTTTCCCCATCCGTACCATGTCAATGTTGTTAGTAGTGTAATAGGATTATTAGGCCTGTGATTATCCTTGTTATATCGCAACACTTCTGCAGCAATTCGTTGTATAGTATCCACAAACAATAAGGTAGTGGTTAAAATAATCACTACTCCCATGCTTACTAAATGTTCATGCGATACCCCACTTATGAGCATGATTAAAATATCATTAAGAATATCCATTCACTCCCCCCATACCCTTATGGTTCTTCTTCATCTAAAGACATTAAATCATTGTGCACACATCCTTCTGTCGGACATGTGCCGTCCTCATTCAAAGTTCCCCAACAATATTCACAGAAGTGCATGATTGGCACATCTGATTTGATTTCGTAACTATCCATTATTTGACCTCCTTAATCTTAGCCACCATTTCGGCATTGAGTTTCTTAAATTGTGCTTGTAAATCATCATATGGCACATTAGCCAACCGTCTTCGTATTAATGCCTGGTCTAGTGTTGCAAATCGTTCATCATAATACTTACGGATTTGTGCAATACGTTCCGCTTTTGTCGGTTCATATTCCGTTACTGGAACATCAACAAACTCACCATTTACATAGGCTTTATTGTTTAAAAATTTGTCTAGCATAGCATCATCACCATACACATAATTAGCTGCATCTGGATATTGAGCTTTAGCTTGTTCAAGTAAAGCATTCTCACCAATTGGTGCTAACATACTATCGACGATAGATGTAATACGTCTACCTTCCGCATCAAGTACGTGGATATAATTGTTCATGTCTTTTATCCTTTCGTTATTAATAAGGAGGAACAAATGAATAGTACTGTTAAGCACTACCCAAGAAATACATATCTTCACATGCGCCGCAAAAGTGCATGTGCTGAAACGTTTAAAAGTTTGTATGAAAAATGGCTGCCTACTCGCATTGGAATTGTGAGTAAATCAGCCATTGAATCATATCGCATTGCCTATGATCATATTCAATCAATTGCTAATATTCCTATTAACTTAATTAAATATTCTGATATGCAATGCGTTATTGATAGTATTAGAAATAATGGTCTTTCCTACGCATCAGCCAAGAAGGTACGCACATTACTTTCATTACTATCTAAATATGCAATTGTTAATGATGTTGATATTAAAGATTACACTCCCTTCCTAAACCTTGGCCATGATGTTAGCGTGTATCCGCATAAGCCATTCACTCGCCAACAGATTAATCGATTGTGGAGCCTTAATACTACCGATACATATGGAATTTTAATTCTTCTATATACTGGAATGCGTTGTGGCGAATTGCTATCACTTCGCAAAAATGATATTAACCTCCGTACTAAATGCTTAATCGTACGTCAATCTAAAACTGAGGCTGGCCGTAATCGTCTAATTCCTATTCATAGTCGAATATTGCCAATAGTTACAACCTTGTATCACAATTCATTAGATAGTATAGTACCTATTTCTTATGCTCGATTCAGTAAGCAATTTAAATCAGTAATGACTTCAATCAAATGTTCACATTCAACCCATGACTGCCGTCATACAGTTGCCACCTTATTAGATAAATATGGTGCATCGCCCACTGCTACTCGTGCTATTCTTGGTCATAAACATGGTGATATAACTACAAAAGTTTATACACATAAGGAATTGCGTGAGTTACGCAAAGCCATTGAATTATTGCCATAGAACCAATGGGGAAGTAAGAAGAATATTTCAATTGGAGATGGATACAATTACGATGTAATATTTCCTACTGCATATGCTAGTATATGCCTTGGCGTTTTCCCAGTACTAAAACGTAATAGTGTGGAAGGAGGCAATTATACAATCTACTATACAAATGAATCCAACACGGGGTGTAAATTAATTACTGATGAAAGTAAGTCTAGTGGTACAGCCCAAGGATTTGCTTATTTTTCCATCGGTTACTAATTAGCCAATGGGGATATAAAACAGATAATCTATCAACATATCGTCAATTCGCTATTAGCTTATTACTACCATATAGTTCTAAATACATTCCTGTGGTAGTTCCAGAATATTTAGGAAATCCTACATACGATAATAATTTAGATAGAAGTACTGCTATTAGTCGAATAGATAAAACACTGACCTCATTTAAAGCTTGTATTGACGATAGATGTACCGGACTTTATTGGATTACAGTAGGTTCATAACCAATGGGGATTAGGAGAAAACGAATACAAAGACTTAATAAGTAGCAAGAAAACATATAGTTGTGTTCTTCCGATTCCATTTGAGCACAAAGTCTTATGTGCGTTTGGTCAGACTGAAACTAACGATAAGGTTAATCATTATACATTTGTTAATATAGCACATGCACCTGAAGAATCGACGAAAGAAAAAGTCGTTTTTTATACATGGATTGACTGGGATTGGTCATATGTAAAGTTTAGATTAGCGTGGATGGCATTCGGTTATTAGGTTGAAATACCAAACGAAAACACACTACATTTGATATTTGGGTACTTAAATACATTATCATTCGTGAACCATACTTTGAATTTTAATTGGTCATATTCGGTGATTAAATTCCAATCTGCTTCACGTGGATTTCGGTATTCAGATTTAGCAAAAAAGCAGGTAGAATAAGGAATTATCCAATTATGATATTGTCCATCTTCGCCGCTTACTCCCCATTGGATAGTGAATCCATTAGCAAACTTAACAAACCCATTCTCCTCAAGCCTTTGGGCCACGATGCCACCCATTCCGAGAAGATTTTTTATATCCTTCAATGTAGCAACTGGATTTTCTTGCCAGTTAGTCGCACCAAGGATTTTTGCAATCATAGCCGTAATTGCTGGATGAGACGAAATATCTGTGTTATGAGTGGATAATTGAGTCTTTAAATTTTGAAGTAACCCACCGTGTGCATTTGTATCATCATTATGTTGTTTAACTGCTTCTGTTAACTGCTCATGTGTTACCAACGCGCCCATGTTAACAGTTAGCGATACATTCCCCGTATTACTAAATACCATTCCGATGGTTAATTCTTGAGATACAACTACCGAACCACCTTCTGCCGGCATTCTGTCCGGTTCAGGGTCCGTAAGGTATGCATACAATATTTCGCCTTTATCAGGATCTTGTGCAAATAGTCCAATTTCAGACATTCGGAAAGCTTCATGTATGCCAGTATTAGTTATAAAGGTATCAACGCTTACGATTTTACCTTCTTGTTTAACTACGAAATTAGTAGTCTCCCATTTAGAGGAGATTACATCAGTTAATGCCAATGGATTCGTTGCATTAATACCACTACCGACTTTGATTTTCGTGAATGTTAGTTTAGTCTTTCCTGCATTTACCTTTGCTTGTAAATCAGCACCGACATCAGTCATGGTTGCATTTGACCATTCTGCCATATATTCCTCCTATCTAACGCTATTATCTAGCGCTACATTAATTTTCGTTTTCTTTGATTCAACAGTGTAAGACGTTACATGGGTATTCAAATTAATGCGCCATGCATTCGTAAAATTACACTTGATATTCATCTTTTTAGATACACCGCACCACCCGGCGAAATACTTATTGAAGTTAATTCGTCGAATGAATTCAATACCATCTAACCAGGACCGTACATTCTTGGCCGTATTGATAGCACGCACAAGCTTAGCAATGTCCGATTCACCAGTTAATGGTGCCGTAATAAGTGTGACCTTGAAATAATAAGGCTTACCACCATATTCGAACCATTCTGCAATTTTTGAATCAGAATATACAGTCTGCACAGCCTTTTCGACTGCATATGGTGTACCTTTATGGCGGTGAATATCAATTGAATTCTTCACCAATTCACGCTTAGTTGCTATTGGTAATCCACTATCGTAATCATCTACATGTAATTGATACGCTAAATGATCAATGACACTCTCTGATTCAGTATCAATAGATGACCACAATAGCAGCGTATTCGTATTCATTAATTCGGCTAGCGTATCATCCCACGTTTTAGCAAGGGCTTTAATTGGCTCCCTATCGATTGAGGAGGGAAGATGTTCTGCGCTTGTATACTTACTATCACGTATCATTCTTCCTCGCTTCCTGCAAATACTAGGGCGATTGTATTGGCTACTGCCACACCGCTTTGTTCTGCAATCTGAGTAAATACAGGAGCAGTCACTTCAACGCGTTTAATACCAGATACATCCATAAGCATTTGCACCAATCGACTAGGCACTATATCACGGCCTAATTTAGATTTTTGCCAAATTACATAGTCATTGACGGCTTTATCTGCCTTAGCTTTTACCACTGTTGCATCGGCGCCCTTTTCAATATAATACTTAGCATCGATGTTATATTGCGTAGTAGTAGGAGCTAATACAGTTAGCTTATCTGTTAACGGTCTACGTTTCTTATCAGACAAATAATCCGTAATAGTCTTAAGTAATTCTTGCCCTGGAATACCACCGCCAGATAGTAATGGATAGATATTAACTTCCCCAGGATGTGGAGAAGATACACCTACATCGGCCACAAGGTGTGATGCTGATTTCGTGAAATACTCATAGGCACCTTCAGGACCTGCCACAGAGAATGATTCAGGAGCCTCATGAATACGTTCACGATAGGCTTCATCATCTTCTGTATCAGAACCACCTTCAGATAATGTGGTGTTACTCATCGTATCCACATACGCTATAGGGTCAATAATTGTACTTATCTCACCTGGTTTAAACCCATTACCTTGAGCGCCCGTGCGTTGTGCTTCTGCTTTTATGGATCCATTGAGTTGACCTGGTAGAATTACCAAATCTTCAACAGTAGCAAAATATTCGCCACTTTCTGTAGATATTCTTGTACCTTTTGGAATAATGACAGAATTTGTACGCACTGCTGACAATGTTGCTTGGATAGTTGTAGTCGCTTTTGTTGCCTGTAACCGCTCAACGGCAGCAGGAACCGCTCCAACGTGGTCCAAGTTATCACCTTCTGCATAGGCTAATAGATTTTGTTTAGCTGCATAATTTGCATCGTTCAATAATCGGATAATAATTTCCGAAATTACATTTAAAAATAAAGTAACAGGGTCGCCCTCTCCCAAGGTTCGCCCTGTTATAGTTGTGTAAATATCAAATACCTTCTGTTGAACGTGTTCTTTATTGGTGTTAAAAAACTCAACATTCGGTAAATCAGATAATCTCATACAGTCACCATCACTTTCGGAATTAACTCACCATTTTGTGTGGCAGTAAAGGATATATCACTAATTTTGGCACGTGGTTCGTACCGTTTAATTTGTTGGAATATGTCATTAGATAGATGCGCTTGTGCTTGATGGATAGGCATATCAATAATGCGACCATCAATACCAAACTCCCTATCTAGTGGCACACTACCACGAACAGTAGAAATAATCGTTTGCACATTTTGCAAAATCTCAGCGACTTCACTTTCAGGTGCTAGCGATATCCTATTGTCCGTAACTGGTTTTATTTCATACGTTGCTGACATGGCTAGAACCTCCGCAATATCGTATTAACTTTGTTAAACTTCTGACCATATTGGTTAAGCATGGACTTTTCTTCTACGGTGTTCTTGTCCGGATATTCTTCAAGAGTTAGTGATACTTCAATAGATTGAGTCTTGCCATAGGCATCCGTAAATAGACTATCTTCGCTCATAGACATGATGACAAAGTAGTTTTGACTAACAGGTTTACCGCCAATAATAAACGGCAATACAGCCCCTGTATCGCGATATTTTCGCAACTTCTTAACAGTACTATCCGGAGATTGTCCAAGCGATGAAGAAATAAGAATCTTACATGTAATTTGTTCTACGTCAGGCCCACTAAATTGTTTAACCGGCTTTTCTAGAATCAAATTGTGCTTTTCCCATCTAGCACTACCTGAACGCGTTACATCCGATACAGTTAGAACATTGTCTAATGCGGTATAAAATACTATATCCGCTAAATAACCGATATACATATATACCTCCTATACTGGTCCTGATGTTGTAGAACCACCAGACTCCACACCACCATGTACGTGATGAACTAAAGAAATACCATTAACCACCACATCACCACCACTTGAATTGATTGATAGGGTACCACCAACATTAAGAGTCATATCACCAGGAACAGTGAGCACACGTTTACCATTATCCGCACCATCTGGAGTTGGATCCGCACTACTAAAGAATGTGCCAATAATGAATCCATCAGAAAAACCACGACCGGACCGATTAGGTAACATAATACACAATACCTGGTCATCAATAGCCGGCATCCAATAGTCCTTATCATGTGCTGCACCTCGATTAATGACAGATAGTGGCGCCGTAACAACACCTTCTCTATCAAGGCGCGTAACAACGGCTTTACCTTCTTCAGGAATTGTACTTGAAACATTTCCAATGAATATCATATCTGCTAATGCAGATAATATATCAGTAGCCATTTAAACACCTCCTTACATCAATCGACGTTGAATAATTGGCCCCTAATGTATGCGTTGCTTTCGTAATTAAATAATTACCATCAAATACTCCAAATCCTTCGAGTTTAACCGTAACCGATGCCATAATAAGAGGATTACCAGGGAAACTAAAAGACATTGTATCGGCTTCCTTGTTGGCTTCTCTTAGCTTCTTTTTAGCCAATCTCTTTGCCTCCGCTTTGTCTTTTATCTGCTCATTGACCTCTAATACAGCAAGGTACGTATGGCCCTTACGGTCAGGATCTTCAAACGTATCCTCAATCACAGTTTTCTTATCCTTATTGGTGTATTTCACATGACATGCACGATATACCTCACGAGTTTTACTTTTATATGAATAAGATAACGCCCTAGTAATAATCAAAGGCGGTTGTTCACCTTCTTTAGTCTGTACAGGTTGATACTGGCCACCTGGTCTACGAATTATAACTTTAGGCTTCACATTTTCATATTTGTAATCATCGAATATAATCAACTGTTCAGTGGATACTTTAAGAGAAAACCCCGCATCATTGCATAGTTTCTGCAAGAATGCGAGGTCTGATTCAGCACTTTGAGAGGCATCTTTTAACGGTGGGTCAAAATCAGCATCCCATACTAGCTTTAACTTATTATCTTTTGCCTTTTCTGTAGCAATCGCTTTCAGCGTTGTGGCTTTCCACGATTTGTCTTTCTTTTTCTCCCGTAAGTCAGTACTACCGATAATAGCGACACCTTTGATTTTGACTACATCTGGAAGGCTACTTCCTTCGAATTCATCAATTTCAAATTTGCCGATTGGTAATGTAAATTGTTCATCCCCTAATTTCTCCCATGCTACGGTATTAATAGCGACTTCTAGTAAGGATCCTTTCACAGGATACCAATCACCGACCCATAGACGGCCCCTATCCTCTAATGAAATGGCCACATCATCTACAGTCCCTGAAAGGTTATCTGTGAAAGTTACATCAAGAAGGTACTTACTAATATCGTCTGTGATGTCCTTTGACTCCTTACTCCCCCAATGTTGATACCCAATCGTACACCATGCCCGCCGTGCTAATTTCGTTTGTGGTGTTAAGTCTTTCTTCCATTTTTGGACCTTAGCTAGGCTTTTTTGTAAGCTCATATACTATCGCCTCCATGGTGGTAAGAATTCAGGTAAGGAATCAGCAGGGACATCTGGGCATGTCAACACAACACCAGCGGAAAATATCGCCGTATTACGGTGCTTTTGATTGGCTTCTAATAATAGATTGATGTATCGTTCATTACCGTACACCTTATAGGCGATTAAATCCCACATATCCCCTTGTATTGTTGTATAGTTAGTCATAACTCAACCTCCGTTGTCCGGCGGTATAGCTACGCATCATTTGTTCAAATTCACGCATTTTAGCATCTAATGCTGACATAATATCATCTGTTGAAGAACCATTACCCGCGTTAATAACTGGTGCGAATGTAATTTGAACAGGTGTACTACTATGACTAGATGAGGATGTTACAGGTACGCTAGGTGCTAATGATACAGTAGGTGCTACAGCTGACTGCGCACCACTCACACCTAACATTCGCCCTGCCGTTTGCCATAAGTTCATAGCATTTGCACTACCATCAATAGGTACAATTACTTCAGGATATCCAGCTTCACCAATCAATGCAACTTCCGGAGATGTAATAACACCACCATTAGCATACGCATTACCACCTGCAGCTTGAACACCTACAGTAAATCCACCACTAAATTGTGCCTTAATACTATCCCATGCTCCTGAAATTGCATTAGACACAGCACTAGGAATTTGTTTAATCCAATCTAGTACCGCATTATATGCATCACTTGCCCATTGACCTGCGGCAGCTACGAAACCGGCTCCCGCATCAGCGCATGCACTAGGTAGATTCATGATGAAATTAATAACATCGTTAACCAAACTACTAATCCATGATGTGGCCGTAGCATATGCCTCAGAGGCAAACGAAATAACCGCCGCTACAAACTCAGCACCCAAAGTGATCATGTACATAGGTAAGTTAATTAAGAAGTTATAAATATCATCGACCATAGCACTAAATGTAGTGACTGCGAAGTTATAACATTCAGTAGCGAATGATACGACGGCAGATATAACAGCAGTACCAACTTGTACCGCAATCTCTGGCAATCGTAAAATAATGCCTATAATGAACCCTACGGCCATACCAATATATGTTGGTAAGTTTAACCATAGATTGACATAAGCAATTATTGCCGCTTTTAATGCATTAAATACGCTAAGGCCTAATGATAAGAACCCATTAATTACAGACATAATACCGGATATAATGGCGCTCCATGCCGAACTTAAAGCAGAACACACGCTATCCCATATTGAACTCAATCCAGAGCATACACTATCCCAAACAGATGTTAATGTGGCACAGATAGTATCCCAATTGGTTACTAATAGGTATATCACTGCAATAATCGCCATAATAGCAATTACCCAAGGTCCACCTATTAATGCGCCCGCTGCTTTGAACGCACCCATTGCCGTTTCTACACCTTTAAATGCAGTGGTAATTGTAGTAATACCTGATGCAAGTTTCGTAGCCGTGCCATATAGTAAGGCTAATTTCAATCCATTAGTTACTACGGCGGCAATAGCTTCCTTATTATCCTTCATGAAGGTTACAACAGTTTGTAATACCGGTATCAGTGCCGGTAATATTTGCTGTGCAATAGGTATAAAGGCTTGTGCCAACCCTAATGCAACTTGCGTAGCTTCCGCTTTCAAGATGTTCATCTGTAGCCATATTTCATGAAGTGATTTAGGATCTATTCCGACACCTTTGATTTGTGACGCGGCCGCTTGTGCATCTGCGTAGTTTTCGAACACCTTAGTAAGCTCCATGCCTTTGGCCCCTAATGTTTCAAGCATGAATTCCTGGCCACGCCCTTGTGCTACTGCATTTTGGTACCCTTTAGCCATGGCATCCAACTGTTGATTCATAGGTAATAACTTACCATTCGCATCGGTTAAGGATACACCAAATTGGCTGAGGTACCCTTGCAATGCTTCAGCACTTTTACCACCACCGGCCAACGTCTTGTCCATTTTCGCAAAGGACTTTGCGGCTGCTTCTACATCAACACCACTTAACGTCATAATCTTCTTAAATTGTGCCGTCTCAGCGGTTGTCATATGTAGTTTATTGGACAATTGATAGAGTGCTTCACCGGCATTAACTACATTATCGATAATGGCACCAATACCAAACCCACCGGCGGCAACCATAGCAAAACTTGCAAGCTTTCCTGTAATACCACTTACCGCAGCACTAGCACCTTGCGCAGCTGATGCAGCACCTGCTAAAGGACTTGCACCGCCCATTTTACTGATTGCATTTTGATGTGCCGTCTGACTTGCGATATTAGACCGTAACTGGGCTTGCCGTTGCAACATAGAATTTAGCTTTTGCTCGGCTGCAATTGCTGCATTCCTGTCACTAGCGTTACCAGTCTTTTGCGATATGGCCTGTAGTTTTCTATATTGTGCCTGTTGATCCTTGATTGCATTAGATAATTTGTTGAGTTCCTGAGATGCTTTTGATACGGAGGAGGATAACCCGCCATCGAGTTTACCTTTAATGGCAATCGCCATTTCTAAGACTTTATTGGCCATTATTTTCTCCCTTTCATTGCTTTATTCTCGCGCTCGATACCATCACTAATGAGCTGAACGTGGACTATGAACTCATCCACGTCTAGCTCTCGAATGAAGTAGTCCATCGGTGTGCTAGTGTATTTACTACATGTAATCGCGCACTCGGTGAAATACCGTTCTAGGTCTGTTATTTTTCGGAATTGAGCAAAAAATTCTGTACCTCTAAGCAAACTCTAGTGAAATCAGCAGCCGGAAGGCTATAAATATCATCCACTTTGCATCCGCATGCAGCTGCTGCTACATGTGCTTGGTACGTCATGGATAATGCTGGAACTGTGATAGTTCTATCTTCATTCTTAGCGGACTTTTCGCATTTAATTAATGTGTAACCGCTGATACCTTCGAATTGTAAGGAATGACCAGCTTTTACTAATTCAATACCTGTTTGTTCATGTGTTTCGTTCATAGTGTTATGTTTACTCATTAGTGATCGTCCTTTCTACAGACTAAATACCGAGTGCAGCACGAACATCGCCAAGGAAGTCTGTGCCATCAGAAATAGAATCTTTATAAGCATATTTATCGATTTCACGAACTACCTTGCCATCTTGTTCGAGTTTCAAGTATGTCGTTTCAATTGTGTTCGTTGCATCAATAGTACTACCGGATTCATATGTGCCATTTTCTTTAGATTTAGCACGGCCACGAATAACGGCACGTGTAGGCACGATTACATATTTATCTTTACCACTATCCCAACATTGGATAGCACCACGTACTTCTAAACGTACGCCACGACCACCTGTAAGGCGGTGTGTAGTTTCTGTTGGAGTGTTCCAAGTAAGTTTAGTTTCCATAGAGGAGTAGTGTCCAATAACTGGCGCTTCTACCTCACCTGCAATGCCCACACCTTTTACAGTTTGAGTCATTACAGATTCACTAGGTAATTCCACTTTGGCAACACCTAAACAGTTGTCAGAACCTTCTTCATATACACGAAAGTCATTAAGTACTTCCGGTACTTGATTGATAGATGCCATGATTAATTACTCCTTTCTATACTGTTTGAAATAGCGTTTTGAAATAGGAAACATCATATTCAGAAATGCTTTCAATTTCTTGTGCTGGAATTGGAGGTGTACGATATTTATGGAAGCGAATAATACCATTCAACAAATCTGTTGTAGGGTTTTCTGCTTCTTTAAATTCAATACGACCTCCCAAGATAAAGCCACGAGAAGTAAGGCCGTTAAGACGGATCGTTTCACTATCAAGAATTGTCTTGATGTTACGTGGCAAGATAGGCATATCCACTTTTTGCCAATAGGTTAAGATGAATGTTTGGTCATCCCAATCATTGAAACGACGTACACAAATGAATGTATCCTTAACATCAGTTGTGCCAGGATATGCACCTGTGTAGTTGCCCCAAGATACCCAACCATTGATATTAACGGCTGTCATAATGCCTTGAGAGTTCAATAAGTTGGCTTGGGAATGTGTAAGCATTACTTCCTTACCATTAGCTAAGCACAAGCCTGTGATGTTCATAGACTTATTGGAAGGTGATAATGTAGGAATATCGCTATTGGATGCATCGCATTTGCCAATAATGCCCATGATGTGTGTAGACATATGGAACATATAATCGCCATTGCGAACCATTGGCCAACATACGACTTCAGATTCACCTGTATAACTATTACCTTTCTTCCATTCGTAAGCATCTGTGTATTTAACAACTTGTGTAGTATCAATATCTACCAACGTAGTCGCACCAAATAAGTTATTAATAACACGAGATTTTGCTTTCATTACGGAAGCCACTGTAGGATTTTGAGAGAATCCAGGTGCAGCAATTAGACCAGGTACAATACCGAAATGATGATAGATTGTATCAATTAATTCAAAGCCTGTTGCCTTTTCATTGCTATCCACACCACCGATTACGTTCTTATAATCAAAGTTTTCTACATCAAGTTCATCGTATGTGAGGTTCAATGTAGTTGCGGAATCGAATTTGCCACCTTTTATAACAGAGATGATCAATTGATTCTTGTCATCAAATGCAGCCGTATAGTCTGTATTGGCCACACCTGTTTGTCCTGCACCAGATACTTGCAAGGTATTGAGCAATACTGCTGCTTTTACAATGCATTTCTTTTCTGTCAATGTAGCAGTTGTCGTGGTTGATTTCTTATGCTTAGCAGGGTCCAATACGTTAACAAATACGATTGGAGCTACGCCATACAATTTGAATTGTGCATACATTGCTTCACACAATGTAAAATGTGTCCAATCTTCAGAATAGCCAAGTTGTTGAACAGCTTCTTCCCAGCTGTAACAGATTATTGGCTTATTAACTACTGCGCTAGGGTCTTCTGTAAGGTGTACTGGTGCAGTACCGAACACAATTGGAAGGCCAGCAGTAGTTTGGACAGGAGCAATTACCGAGGTAGCTTGCTCACTTGTTTTGACGCCATGATAAAAGGCCATTTACTTCACTCCTTTATAATTCTTCAATGCGTTTACATAGAATACATTTAATTGTGTGCCTTGTGTTCTCACATCAATCATTGCTTGATTGAGTTCATCCAAAGGCACGAATAAATGCATAAAAATAGGGTCTTCCGCTTCCGGCAGTGGTGCGCCATCGCTAAATACCATGAATTGGTTTAGCCGGCTACTGCGGAACGAAGGCCCAACATATACAACAGGGTTCATCGTTGTCTCCTATTCAATTACTTTGTTATCGGTAAATATCTTATTTAGATTTCTACGAATAACAGGAATATACACTTCGAATTCAAGATATCCAATCCATTGAGGATATGGTTGATCATCAGGAATTGTTGTATTAACGGTATTCTCCTTAATTTCATATTTAAGTGCTACCGGGTTATCAGATAACAACCGCTCACGCACTACCTCTAATAGGTGATATAGTCCGACATGGCCTTTAGTTAAGGCTTCATCATAAGTAGTTACCAATACAGTAATACCTACCGTCGAACTATCCGCATCACTAACAGAGTACGGATGCACTACTACGGCCGGGCACAACTTACGCTTATCTTCATTCTTATCCACTCTTGGTAAAAACCCGCTCCATACTCGAATAGTGCTCGCGGTAACATCACTTGTTTCATTTAGCTTGCGCAACTCATCCATGAGATAGGCAGCAATGCCGTCTGATACGTCTAATGGTGTCATTAGTTACCTCCTAACGCGCGCTCTAATTCGTGATATAGGCGCTTTTCATACATTTCCATGCCTTCTTTTTGCATGGCATTCATAACAGTTTCATTACCAAACATTTGCGGTAAGGCTGGTCCATATATCCCTTTTAATGGGTATCGTTCCTTGCCTTGGCGTTTCATAAAAATACCTGATGCACTAACAAAGCCATTTGGTACCTTTGTTTCTGTACCTTTTTTAATAGATACAAACACACCTTTTCGCTTAAGTGATTTAATTTTGAAGTACTTTTGAGCGCTAGTATAACCACCTTTGATACGCATTTCTGTGCCGTCATTCAATTTATTGATAGATACACCGGACTTTACGACCGATACACCTTTAATGGCGTAGATATTACGTAGTGCTTGCGTACCTGCTTTTCTTGCAGTCGTTGCAGCACGCTTTGAAGCGGCTTGGCAGACACGTCGAACTCTATCTTCTTTTAATGTTTCCAGTGCTTTTTCAATTGTTTTCACTGCACTTTTATCAAGTTCTAGCTCAACCATCCGTCAACACCGCCTCTAGCTTCTGCTCTGAGTTCAATAGACACAAGTCCATCTTCTTCCGTTGCACTTTGAACGATGTACACATCACCATCTAATCGGAATACGTTCCCCTGTGATGGAATTTCAGGGATGTCCTTTAATTTGCAATGCACAAATACAGACACCCCATGCAATCCGTCATTTGATACGTGAGAGCCATTCGACAAAAATGACTCCCTCGCCGTTGGCGATTGAATAACCGCTTTAGCTACTGTGCCATTTAGATTATGCCCTTCGGCGAATTCATCTTCATTGAGGAATACATCGTCAATATCGCTTTCTAGGTAATCTCTAAATCGCATTATTTTTTCACCGTAACTTCCGCATCAACTTCAGGTAATTCCATTTCTTCTTCCGGTTCATCTGGAACTACTTCCAATGGTTCCGGTACTTCAACAGGATCATCTTCAGCAGATTCAAACTTATCAGATTCAAGCAAGGATAATGCAATCGCTTTCTTTTTGATATCGACTACTTCGCCTTTTCCATACATCTCGCCTTCATGTGCTAAATAACCCTTTAATACTCTGATTTTCATAAGTAGGTTCCCCCTATTTAGTCTTAATAGTAGCCCAATCGTCGATAGTTTCAGGAATCAATACGCAACGGGAATATACAGACAATGTTAATTCTTGTGTAGCTTTATTAGCATAGTAGTAAGGTACATAAATACCTGCATATGTTGTGAATTGGTTGTCATCGTTAAGCAATGTTACTGCCGCATGTTGTTGACGGCCACGACCAGGAACACCTAATACTGCAGCATCATCACCGATAAAGGATTTTACTTTGCCTTCATCGTCTTGATATGTTTCAAGGTATGCGTACACATCGATATTCAAGGACATGATACGGCCAACATATCGAACTTGTGGAGACAAATATTCAGGTGCAAAGCTGAACATAGACATGTTTTCGCGATTAGGAATTGCTAACATTTTGTTGATGGACGCATTATCAAGAATGTATTTTTCAACATTTTTACCAACCACCAATACAGTTGGTACAATACCTGCGTTTTCTTGAATTTTTTCAGATGCCAATTTCAAATCGTTATAAATATCAGCACCAGCTTGGTCCCATGCAGTAGTTGGTGTAATATCTTGTTCAAATTCGAAATCAATTTCATCTGTTAAAACAGTTGTACCATCATCCGCATAACCTGTAATTTTGCACTTACCTGTAGTAAGTAGCTCTGCCGCCATTTTGTTTTTACGATTAATAATTGTGCCTTGCAAGTAGGACAAATCTTCGGCTTGCATTTGAGAAGAACGTTGCGCAGGTGTCATTGTAGACACAATATTTTCTGCAAATGCACGTTGGTCAAGTTGATCTGGGTCAATAACTGTACTAGGTCCCATCATAGGCGCTTCATATAAAGCAATTTTAGAGCCGGCACGTTTAACATTAACGCCAGATGCACCACGAGATACGAAAGGTGCTAATGTACGACCACGTTTACGAGTTTCTACTGTGATTTTTTTAGAAGTTGCAACTGCTGGAACTTGTGGGAAGAAAGTATCAAGCAAGAAACTTGCTGGAGCTTTCATGCGTTCCACAGCTTGCATCAAGGAAAATGTATCTTTGAAATCAATTGCCATTATAGTTCCCCCTATTTAATGCTAGTTAAGAATAAGTGAGCGTCTTTGAAGTCCGCTTCATGATCATTAATTTTGTAAGCCTGGTCAACTACCAATACTTCACGATTAAAGCGACCAGAAATGTATACCGTCAATACATTATGGTCAGTAGTTGCAGTAGTGTCTGATACTACGATACCAGCTGGTTTACCAGTTGTTGTAATTTTTTGAAATGTACCAGCATTGTTTTCAAGAACTTGGCCACGTTTATAATCGCCAGCTGCTACTTTTACATTTTGAGTTAATACAGGCACACCGCCACCACCTAATAGGTAATCAGCTGCGACACCATTTACTTGTTCGAAATATGCCATTATTTACCGCCTTTCTTAGCATTTGCAAATGCTACGACTTCATCAATTGCACTAGCTTTTTCTACTGCATCGTTGGTTTCTGGTGTAGATGCACCTTGAGGTGCCACTTTATCCGCACCGGATTCCATTTGGTCAATAACTAATTGTCGAATTTGGTCGACTACTTTGTTATCAGTTGCAGGAATATCAGATACGGCAGAGATGAAAGGTGTTACTTCATCTACAGTTTTACCTTCCTTAACAGCCACATCAACTAAACGATTGATGACTTCATTGTCACCTTTTAACGCATTTAATGCTTCAACGCGTTCGCGTTCTGCTGTTACTGCTGCGTTTTCTGCAGGTTCATTTGTAGAAATACCGAGCAAACCTTTTAAGCTTGCCATGAATTGGTTTTCAGTCATAGGTTTCTCCTTACTTTTTAAAAATTGTTTGATTTTTGCTTCATTTTTAGCCGAGTATTTGCAAGATACTTTATTTACGATAACCATGCCGTTATTCATAACAGCTTTGTCCGTAATCGCCGTATCTACTTCGTCAATTAGGCCGTAGGACTTCGCCTCGTCAGCTGTGAGCCACGTTTCATCATCCATAAGTGTATTTACCTGTTCAGGTGTCAAAACGTCGCTACGGCTCAAATAAACGTTTGCAATGGTTTGTTTAACACTCGCCAAATAGTTAGCCATTTTAGTTAAGCCGTCCGCATCAAAGCTATCGCCTAGATATACGGATGGATTGTGAATCATGTACAAGGCATTGCTTGGCATGATTACCTTATCGGCCGCACATGCAATAATCGTAGCTGCGCTTGCGCACAATCCATCAATGTGTGCTGTTACGTTGCCTGTGTAAGTCTTAATCATATTGTGAATAGCTTGCGCTGCAAACACGTCACCACCGCCAGAGTTGATGCGCATTGTTAGGTCATTGCCATTACAACTAGCCAAGTCACTTGCAAATTCACGTGGTGTAATTTCATCACCCCACCAAGAGGTATCAGAAATATCACCATACAAAATCAATTCAGATTGACCGGTACCATCTTGATTTACAAAATTCTTAACAGACCAAAATTTATTCATCCTCTTCACCTCCTTTCGCTTCAGATTTAGAGCCAACGGAAGGATTAACCGCATCAGCTAGCCCCATGCCATATTTCTCCATGAGTTGCTTTTCAAACGCAAGTTGTGCAATGTTTTCTTCAAGGTCTGTTCCTGTCATTTCGGCCGCTTCACGTTCACGAGTGGAAACTCCATTCTGAACGCGAAGTGTACTACCGTTCATATCCTTAACAGGGTCAAGAATTGACATAGTAGGTCCAAACCAATCAGCATTGCACCATGCTTTTCGAATTAATGGATCATCAAAGAAACCAGGTGCTTCAATTCGTCCATTCGCTACAGCTTCCATTAACCACACTTCATAGATTGGTTGACAGAAGTCACGAGCGAACCACTTGCGCCGTAGTTTATATTCTTCCCAAGCTTGTAACATTGCTGCACGGCTTGCAGAATACGAGGAGTTGAAGTTCTTCATCAATACTTCGTAAGGCTGATTAAGTGCAGCGCCTACTTGTTTGATGAGTTGCGTACTAAATACTTCAAAAGTAGATTGAGCATTGGATGCATCCACGCTCTTAACATCCACACCTTTCGGCAAGGCATTTAATGTTCCAGGGCCTAAATTGTATTCTGATACATCAACTACTGGTTCCGTTGGATCATCAATTCCATTGTCGGCCAACATATCATTTAACGAACCTGAGTTAGTAACGGCTTCAGTAAAAAATAATGCGAAATACGATTTAATAATGGCAGATGTAAGCTCTGCATTTGTGTAACGATACACTTGCTTAAGTGTTTCAATGACTGGAGCTAAATAAGGCACCCCTCTGTACTGCTCAGGTCTAGTATCATTACTAATTTGCAGTACATTAGGAATACTTGTGCGTTTCCCGTACGCTTCGACCCTTGCCCATTTCGTTAACATGCTTGTAATTGGTTCACCTGGCACTTGATTAGATACCCAGTAGGCTACAATAGCGCCATCAGTATCAATTTCTACACCATTCAATATGCGGTTCCCATTATCTGGGTTAAGCGCTTCAACACCAGTCGGGTCGCCTGTAACATATGTTGAATTAGTAAGCGGATTACTTACACGATTACCTTCAATTAATTGAAGTCGCAATGTATACGGCATATCTGGTGTTGTTGGCTTACGTCTAAACACTGCGAAACTATCACCATCAGTTAGATATCCTTGATATGCGATGCTTTGCATATCGTATAAATTGTTCTTGCGATAAATATCACAGTCTTTTGATTCGGCCCATAGGTCAAACTCAGCTCGAACCTTACGAGCCCATGCCCTAGCTTCTTCTGCACTGATTCCCAAGATTTGAAACTTAGGTCTAGGGAACACATTGAGGCCTGCACCTACTGTATGAGTGGTACTCGTATTGATTGCAGCCGTTCCGACTGGTGTATTGATGGCTAAATCTGCGGATCTATCACGTAAAGTTGATAGATTTGCACCAATATCAGCCTTATAACCCAGTTTTTTAGGGTTATATCCCTTTAATGATTTGTTATCACGAGAGGCACCGCCCTCACTATATCCGCTATTTTTAGCCCTCGGAGTGCTTATTTTAGCGCTAAATTTCTTGTTTTTTCTCGCCATTTTGCTCTCCTAATCCCTAAAAACTACCCGTTTTGACCTGTTTCCACGCCCATTATCGGTATCCATACCAGGTAATTTGGCGCCTCTTGCCACTAAATCATCAATCATTTTCCTTACTTCAGCCAAATTTGCCCTTGTAAGAGTCCGATTTCCGATGGTATAGCTTTGGCCGGTCAATATTGCTTCCTCGGCTTTGACGTACCACTCTAATCGGACATCAATTAGCCTTGGCTTACTTGAATAACTAGTTGCCATACATCCTCCTAAATATCTGCTGCTTTACTAGCTCTGCGAACACGTTTCCGCATTGGTTTCTTCCGTGGTGTAGTTACTGTTGTAGTGGAATGGCCCCCACCCTTGACTACTTCCGCCAATCTATCCCAATCAGGATGGATTGAATTCATACAGGCTAGGTTATATACGCGTAAGTCCAAAGGTTCATTACGAACCCCTGCAGTTGGTTCCCATATTTCATGGATAACGCCCTTACGTTTTACTTTCTTTTTGTGTTCTGAAATAATCCCCTTGAAGTACAGCTCGTCGTACCCTCTTGTCCCTAAGAATTCTTCATCCAGTGGAAAATGAAAGTACTTAGCACCAGGTTCATCGATGGCTAATCGGTTCATTACCTGTTGTTTCCCATCGTCAACACCTAGCATTACAAGGGGAATCTTGCTCCCCGAAGCTTTACCAATCTTATAATTTAACGGTATACCAGGTGTTCCGGCCGTACCTTTGATGGCAAATCGTTGCTTGCTGAAATTCTTTTCACAATATTCATATACTTTTGACGTGTAGTGACCGCCTGAGTCAATGAAAGCACGTGCCACTTTAAGACCTGTGCCGTTCTTAAATCGGTATACTTTATCAAGCACCGCATCAAGTGCATCCCATGTTGCTTTATTATCAGGTTCCCCAAGGATAACGCCCTTACATATTCCCCAACATTCTTCGCCGTACCCCCAACCGGTGATTTCATACTCTAACCGATTGTCTTGTGTATCTACGGCACCTGTTAGCAGTAATACACCATCAGGAAGGTCTGCACCGTACTTTTCACGGCGCCTAATGAATTGTTGATAGTCTTCAAAGGCACCTTGTTGTGCATATGATTCACCGAAACGTGTATTCATAACTACCTTTTCACGAGCAGGGTCTCCTTTAGCCTCTAGCCATTCCCTCATGATGTCATTCCAGGTTAGCCAAGGAGACGTAAATCCATTTACAAAAAAACTGCGTATGCCATTATGCAACGCAGCAGGGTTTTTCGATATGTACTTTTGAGTAACTTTCCGCATTTCGTCTTCAGAGAATGTAGATCCGCAATCTGGGCACCTCCATTTCACATCACTAACTACCACAATCTTCCGACCTTTAGCGTCCTTGTGTTCCTCTGTCTCACATTCTATTTCAGTATGTCGTATCAAATGGTATTCACCACAATTAGGGCACTCATGTTGCCACTCTTCTTGTGTGCCTGTTTGATACTCTACATCGATTCGTGAGCTACCTTCATTCGTTGGTGTGGAGAATAACCCCATTACCCTGTTCCAAAACGTTGTCATACGTTTGGCAGCAAGGTCTACTGGGTCACCTTCTGTGCCAGCGCTATCTGGGAAGCGGTCTACTTCGTCCGCTAACAGCACACGTACAGGACGCGATGCCAATCCTGCCGGACTGTTCGCCCCACACATGATAAGACGTCCACCAGGGAAGAGTTTTGATAATATTGTGTTCTTACCATCTCGTGTCTTGGCGCCGTCCTCGGATTTAGTCTCATAAAATACTTGTGAAAGCACTTTTGTATCACGGATCATCGGAGAGATACGAGACTTTGAATAATCTTGAGCCAATTCTATAGTCGGTTGAATCATCATGACTGCACATGGGTCAAGATGAGCGTATCGACCTAAGACATTGTTCATGATATCTGATTTTCCCACCTGACTGGCGCTCTTAACCACTACCCGATTGATACCAGGTTGCGTGAAAGCATCCATAATATCCTTTTGGTATGGCGCTCTGCTCGTTTTCCAACGTCCTGGTTCAGCAGAAAGGCCTTGTGATAGCATGCGATAATCGTCGGCCCATTGGCTAACACTCGTTTTTGGCAGTGGTTTTAGACCCATTTTAGAAACATATTGCCATAATTCTTTTGCCGTTTTCATGCTATCACCTCCTTTTTTGCATTAAAAAAGCGCCTAATTTGGCGCATTATCATCATCTAATTCATCGCTATCCATGAATAATGACGGCGTATATTCACTTAATTCAGATAATTTATCCTCAATTTCTTGCGTTAACAGGTTATATGCTTCCTCTTTTGTCACATTCTGTAGTTGTGGCGCCAATTTTGTTGGCAACCCTAACAATTGTGTACGCAAATTAACAAGCATTTCTGTCATAACCTGTTCTACCGTATCCGCTGAGTACACTTCGCCATTCATTTTGGCCAGTTTCAACTCAGCAATCTTGCGTTTCGCACGTTCATTCTTGGCCTTTTCAACCTCAAATACCGCATCATCGGAACTGCTCACCTCTTCAGTAGAGGATTGCCCCTTATATTTGACATAATTGATAACGGATTTGATAACCAAAATCTGATTTTTTTCATCCGTTGCTAAAACCCCTTCTTGGAGCAGTTGCGAAACACGTTGACGCGAGAGTCCAAGTGCTTTTGCCAGGTTCGACTGAGAGGCCGTTGCTGTTTTTAAATCATCTGTAATTTTCACTTATCAATCAGCCTCCTTTCATTACCTGTATCACTAGCAAGGTCATAAAAAAATTAAAATCTAGGCAATTTTTGGGGTCTCGGCCACCGCACGCTTTCAACTTTGGCCAGAAGGACCCACAAAAATTTTTACTCAAACATTCAACGAAACGTGTAATAAATTAAATTTATTTTTTATTTTTACGGTGAGATAGACGGCGCTCATCTTCATGGCGGTGCCGTGCCTCATCCCTATCCACATGTCTCATCATATGGCGTGCATGCGAACATGAACGGCAGTAGCCATTAGCTTTGACGACTATCATGTTAGCGCCACACGTTCCATGATGATTGTCTAAGCATGCAGTCTTATGACATATCACATTAGGCATACCGTTCACATCCTTTCATTGCCTACTCAATACACACAACTCACAAGGTATAAGTTTCTTAAGGTTGTATAGTTATATATCAAAAGGAGATCAAACATGAATCATTGATTGGTGAGTTGCGTGTATTCAATAGGCACCAGGGAGTGGGGTATATCATGTGTACAAAACAAAAGGCCCGTATAACTTAGTGGTTACACGAGCCAGATGTTCTGTTGAGAGGCCTTTTGGAAGATTGCTCAGTGGCAATTTTCACACTTACAGTATACCATGTTCCGATGTAACCTTTTGTACTGTTTTGTAACGCCGTATCTTTTCGACTTCCTCTAGGGCCAATGTATGGAGTCCGCCACGAACACGGACCTCGTTATACATTAATCCCATGTCACACTTACGAAGTAGCTCGGTTACTTCTTTCCAGGTCTTGTTATGTGCATACCGTTCAATCAATAGTAAAACCAATTCATTAGAGGATACCCTATATATTGTATCTGTTACGTCCTCCTTAATAGCTTGCAGACGTTGTATCTCCCGTTGCTGCATATCTATATAGGATTCAATGCCAGCTATTACACCAGATAGGTCTTGGTTACCACCTCCACCAGATACTCTATCCTTGCTGTAGTCCGTGGCTGATAGTGTGTCTTCCTTCAACCTGACCTGTTCTTCAATACGTCTTCTAACAGATGCAATTCGGTCATCAATACCGGTAATCTGTTCTAGGTATTCCTTAGTCGTCACTACTATCACCCCTCTTACAATATTTCCATATCTCGTACAGTTTGTATTGATCCTCGTGCTTACGGCTCACCGTCCATGGACTTTTACCCTCAGCATACACAAGCGCCTTACCGGTACCACCCCACACATCATCTATACGATAGAAGTGCCTATGATACCAATGCTTGTTGTCATTTGATACTAACACGCAGTCCCCTTGTTTAAAGTATTCCATTCCCCATCACCTCATTGATGTATCTATCCAAATACCAACGCGCTTTTTTTAGGTCTTCGAGTTTATCACCCTTGTACCCAGCACGTGCGATGTACTTGATGACATTACCAAGATGATACGGCAGTTGTTGATCTTCGATAAAGTCAATCACTTCAATCTTACCTCTTGTATAATGCGATGGATGATTTACAGCATCGTGCTTGATATTGCCGTATAGTTTATCCATATGCTCAGCCGTTGGTACTTGGACAGTTTCTTTGTTACTGTCTTCGATATGTCTTTCTTCTGTCTTTTTACTGTCTTCTACTGTCTTCGATGTGTCTTTCTTATACGGCTTAGACGATTTACTTGCACATGTTGGGCAGTACTTAGGCCAACGACCTAATGGCTTTTCTTTTGTGTAGGTAAAGTCTTCACCGCAACATTCACATGTAATGATTTTACTAACACCTGCACCAGGCGGTGTCATAACCTTTTCACATTCAGGACAATAATCTTCTGATTTTTTAACGGTGAATTTATCACCACATCGTCTACATTTCTTTTGCATAGTCGTTCTCCTCATGTAATTTCGCATACAACAATCCGCGCGATACATTCAATTCATTTGCAATTGCATATATTGAATATCCATCCTTTTGTAATGCTTGAGCTTTTTGAATAATCGCGTTCCAATCTAATTGACGCTTAGGCGCTTTGGCAAGGCCTAATAATTTGAGAGCCTTATCTGTATTCCAATGGCCGTAGATACAAGCGCCTAATGCTAGCCAATTACCGCATGTCATGGGAATGGATTCAGTATTTCTCATATCACATCACCTAGCGTTTCAATATGTACCCAAATCCCTGTGACTGGATTCCAATACTTTTCTGTAATTTCACTACACACTTGGGCATCATCATGCCAATAGTGTAATGCTGTCATACAGTCCTTAAATAACTTAATAAGGTTATCAGTATCCGGCTTTGTGATTTTCCACTCAGGAGCCGCACATTTTTGTTTACCAAAACACCACTTGGTCACTAATCGAATAGGACCTTCCAATGGAATCTCTGGTCTATGCGGTGCTAATCTACTAGTAAATAATGCCCGCGTTTCTTTTACGTCATGTGATTCATAAAATCTAGGTGTACCATTTCTGACAGTCACACGTTTTTGTTGGTGAGTACAGGTAGGAACCTTTTCGAGCGGAATAAAGAATTCAAACTGCATACGATCTCCTTTCTTATATTGCATATAGTCCCTATATTGTTTAAGTTCAATTTCACAAACATCATTCGGCTTAGAGTATGTATAACCAATAATCTTATAGTCAGCTATATACTCTTGATTAATGCCTGTCGCTGGATGGTCACGAATGATTCTGCTTAACCAAATACAATAGGTGTTTCTAAAGTATTCATTCACAATACTTCGTAATTCATGGTACGGTTTCTTGAACCACTTAAAGTAATGCTTGCCATAAATCTGAATCCAGCCATTGAGTTTGACGCCATCATCCATGGTGATTTTCACATGGACATGTAAGTCATACACTTTATCAATTCTGATATTAAACAGCATAGTCAGGTTTCCCCATCTTTCGTCTAATCTTATTCACATTAGATCTGATATAGATATAAGGTTCTGACTTCAACAGGCCTGCTGCTTTAAGAGTAGCCATATCTTTTTTATATTGTTTGTAGCTTTCGCATTTGCCATGACAGCCAATTGTACGATAGCCACAATCCTTACATGGAGTTTTCATATTGGTTCCCTCCAGGGACAAAACTAATTTCACAATTACTACCCACACCTTTTTATGGATTAGTGATAGGGGACCATATGTGTGGGGGAGTCTACGACCCCCACCATATGTCACCCACTATCCACGAGGACAAATACAAGGACATACCTATATATATATATAAGGTGTGTCTCCCCTATTGTTAACCATTAACACGTTCTACAAGTTCACCTAATTCAACAGTATAAATTGGTATTTCTTTTAAATATCTACGAACAGTTTTTTCTGATACTTCCATGATCTCCGCCACTCGTTTTATATCAGCTCGGTTAGAGAAATTACTTTCAGCAGCTGCAATATTAAAAGCATCTACTAATTGTTGTTGTTTCTTTTCTTTTGCTGCTTGTTTTCGTTTGTTCATTTTATCCAAGCCTTTAGCTTGCGCCGAATCAAACTCAGCCATAGATAAGAATCCACCTTCATCAACTCTATGAATTGGATAATCGAACCATAGATCCACAGGTTTGAACCGAGGGAATTCACGAAGCGTGCCTTCCATTCGCCAAGCAGTACATTGGCTAACATCAACAGGGGCACCAGCTAATTTGCTTTCATCCAGGTTATCTGCTTCTAGTTCAAGTAAATCAATTAATGCATCCGGGTCACGAGCGAATACACCAGAACCAGAGGCACGGTCCATAGAACGCTTGGCTGTTTGGTTACCTTTTGAATGATGGTGACAATAAATGACGGCACATTTTAGTTCCGTACATACCTTGTCAAACTGATTACAGAAATTAGCCATTTGGTCAGCACTGTTTTCATCGCCTGTAATGACTTTATAGATAGGGTCAATAATAATAGCTTTGTAGCCTTTCTTTTCTGCCCTACGAATTAGCTTAGGCGCCAATTGGTCCATAGGTAGTGACTTACCACGCAAGTTCCAGATAGAAATATTGGCTATATTAGTAGGCTGTTGGTCTAGTGCTTCGTATACATCTTTGAACCGGTGCAAGCACGATGCACGGTCAAGTTCTAAGTTAACGTATAGTACTTTACCTTGTGCACAATCGAACCCAAACCAAGGCTTGCCTTCAGCAATTGAAATGCATAGTTGGATAAGTGCGAACGATTTACCTGCTTTAGATGGTCCAGCGATGAGCATTTTATGACCTTCACGAAGGATACCATCGATTAAGCTAGGTGCTAAATCCGGCATATTATCCCATAATGCATCCAATTCTTCAGGTTCTGGAAGATCATCATTAACAGTAGCAATCCATTCTTCCCACTCTTTAAATGACTCTTTCCCAATATTTGTGGCCATTAAGAATTGAGGTTTTCCTGCACGCATGACACCAGGCATACGAGATAACCGGCTAGGGTTCTTGTTCTGTTTATCAACCGTGAAGCCATTCTTTTGGACAATTTTATATAAGAAATCAACACGAGTGCGGTACTCGTTATAATCATTGGCGTCAATATGGACAATAGCGTGGATGCTTTTGCCACCACTGTATACCATAGCTGCAATAGGCAGTTCTAACTGTTCAAGAATCGCCTTTTGTTTGCCAAGTTCCATTTCATCAGATTCAATTAATGCAAATTTGTAAGATGTGACGTTATTATTCTTCACACCTTTACCATCTAGTGCGTTAAATCGAATCCAGGCGCCCGCTTCTTCGTCTAGGGTGCCAATTGCATTATCGACTTTCTTATTGGACCTTAGAGCGTCTAATATTTGATTCTGCGTACGTCCGAAACTTCCTTTTGTAGGAGATTTGATTTTGATTTCATGTCCGTCCTCATTATCGATATGCGTGTATACGGTATTTACGTATCCAACATAATCTTCTGGGTCAAATAATATTTCTAAGTATTTGATAAGATCTGCGACACGTTGTTCTTCAGAATAATGCTTTGGAATTTCAATGTCCGCAGATTCTACCCATGTCTTATCAATAATTTTATACGGATCCGGATTAGCCATTACCATAGCCCCAAATGGAATAGCTGTGTTATCCCATTGTTTACTAGAAGTCCAGCCATTATCCTTTGCCATTTGTGTAATTGTGGCCCCAGTGATTTGCTTACCTGTATAGGAACCGAAAGAGTTCCATTTAGCTTCGCACTCACCTGGATGAAATCGTTCGCCATCATTAGCGGACCATTCTTCCCATACAAACATTGGATATTCTTCATGGTGAAGTGCAAGGCCTACGTTTAGCCATTCTTCGTAGGAGCAATCGACTGGGTCAATAAACTCCAATACTTCTCTTAAATCTAACTTTTTCTGTTCCATTTGCACTCCTTTATGATGGTTGGTACGTTGCCGGGTTAACTCCTTTCGGTATTCGCCAACCACTAGCGCTAATACGGCTTATCATGTTAGAGGCTTGTGTATTTGTCCAAGTCCCTACATTTTTAAAGCCTTTATTTTCTAAGAAACGAATCTGCTTAGGAGTAGATAATCCTTCAGCCTTCCGTTTATGTAATCTGTCAATAAGTAACGATGCTTTGCCGGCATCTTCAATCGTATCTGGATTAAGACCAAAGTCTTCGATAGTCTTCTTTTGCTTATCGGTAATGTTTGTAGATTGCCAGCCAAATGACGGCGTGTAGTGTGTTAAATCCTCAGCTTGAATGGAGAATTCAAACTGTAATGGGTCTACTAACTTCGCTTTCTTCTTCCGCATAGCTTCAAGTTCTTTGGCCAATGATGCTTCGCGTTCCTTAAGAACATCATGTTCAGCCTGAGCCTCTGCTTCTTCTAGGCCCATGCTTGATGTTTCTAGTATCTGCGTCATCTTATCTGCTACGTCATCTGACTTTGCAATTAGATGTGCTGGTCTGCATAAGGAATGCTTTTCATAGTGCCATAAGAAGTCGAGCACCAATAAGTGGTCTTTTCCTTCACATAACCTAGTACCACGGCCAATCATTTGCGTGTATAACGCTCTTGATTTTGTTGGCCGTAGTACGATTACACAGTCAACACTAGGACAGTCCCAACCTTCCGTTAATAGCATTGAGTTACAGAGAACGTTGTATTTACCATTAGCAAAAGCCTCTGTAATTTCGTTTCTGTTTTCACTATTGCCATTAACTTCAGCTGCATTGAATCCACGTTCAATGAGCATGTTACAAAACTTTTGGCTAGTTTCAATAAGCGGTAAGAATACGACTATCTTGCGGTCTTTATAGTCGAGCAATGTATCTGCAATCTGTTCCAAATACGGATCCAATACACGGCCTACATCACCTGCTTGAAAATCACCAGCTGTCATTTTGACATTGGTGAAATCGATATGAAGTGGTAAGGTTTGTACTTGTATCTTTACCAAATATCCACTGCTGATGGCTTCACGTAAGGTGTATTCATAGGCCAAACTATTGAAAGCTTGCCCTAAATTCTTCATATCTGCTCTATCTGGTGTAGCAGTTACACCAAGAACATCAGCTTCGTCGAAGTAATTTAAAATAGCTTGGTAGCTATTCGATAAAGCGTGGTGCGCTTCATCAATAATGATCGTGTCAAAGTAGGTTTTGCTAAAAAGAGAAAGTCGACTATCGCGACATAAGGATTGAACTGAACCGACTATGATGCGGTCCCATTTTCCTATGCATGATTGTTCGGCTTTCTCCGTTGCAGTAGTGAGTCCAGATGCTTGCATGATTTTATCTGAGGCTTGCTGAAGTAATTCTTCACGATGCGCCAGGATTAATACACGCTTACCTCTTCTGACGGCCTCTTCTGCAATCTTAGCGAAACAGATAGTCTTGCCTTAACCGCACCCCGTTGGTAATACCAACAGGGTACGTCTGTTACCTTTCTCCCACTCTGACCATACGGCATTGACTGCCTCTGTCTGATAGGGTCTAAGTTGCATTAGAAACCTCCAAAGCCTTCATCTGGCTTATAGAATTTAGCGATTTCATTGGCTGTGCCTTCGGTGCCATCGTTCTTTTCATATTTACGATGTTTAAGTTCAAGGGTGCCTGTTTGGCCCATTAATAGATCAGGATTAGCCATAAACTTTTCATTTGGTTTAGCCAAACCAGTGGCGATGAAAATATTGGATACTTTCCACATCATGGAGGGGATCCAGTACAATCTTTCAGTTACTTTATTCTTCCCTAAATCACCACCGTCGGCTTCTAATGTTACGACTGCTTTTGGTGTGTTGGCCGGAATTTTAGCAGTTGCTACATCTGTATACCCCTTTTCAACATTAGTGATAGTGAATGGGTATTTACCAGGAGGAAGGAGTGTGAACTCCTTAACCTCTGCTACTACTTCAGAATTGAATCCTAATGCTTCTGTTCCTAATTGTTCGAATGCACTGCTCATAATTTGTTACCTCGTTTCTTATTTATTAATAAATCCAACAATTTTGTCCCACATTGGAATAATCCAACCATTCACGAATGCAGGATCATAATTTTCAAAAGGAGTACCAGCTGGGTATTTTCCACGAGCTACTACAACAGACTGTACTTGGTCTAATGTAATGCCATCTTTTGCCATTAAATCTCTTAATGATTTAGGGATAGGCGTTTCAACTAATGGAGTATCAGTTTCTTCTCTTACTGCCTTTGCTTTTGTTTTAGCTTTAGGCTCAGCTTTTGGCTTTTCTTGAACCGCTCCAACTTGTTCTTTTGCTGCTTCTGTTACCTCTGGAGGATACTTATTAGCGTCTTCTTTTAGCACTTCTTCAGCTGCAAGAGTTGGCAATACATCTTCTGGAATAACGTGAGCAATTTGGCTGTATTCAAATGGCATCACATCAGGTAATCCATGGCGATTTTTGGCATCCCATGCAGGATTGTGTGTGGCATACATCAACCGCTTGCCATTTACCGCCTTTTTCTTATTCGTAGTTGATGTGATGATTTCATTTTTGTAGTTAGCAAATAACACCATGTCAGCCCATTCTTTAATGAGTGGCGATGTTTGGCTACCTGTTTTCTTACCGAGCTTTAATTCAAAGCGATCATAGGCACCCAGCTCATCAGGTTGTTCAAATTTTCTGATTTGAGCATGTGCCGTGAGAACTACGTTCATACCCGCATCAATTACTTCATCAAGTAGGTTCAAGAAACGTCCCATTTCCTCACGAACGAACACATATCCATTACCATATCCGAAGTCTTCAATGCCTGCTTTATTGTGCTTATTACAGATATATTCAACACATAGCTGTTCAGCCCAATCAATAGTATCAATGACTAATGTGCGATATAGTCCTGGCATCATAGCGAATTCTTTCACATAAGAAATTAGCATTTGCCATGATGTAGGTTTATCAGTACGAGCCACATCTAAGTGGTCCGTACTGCCTTCTGTATCAATAAATACAGGCGATGGGAATTGACTTGCAAATGTTGTTTTCCCAATCCCCTCTACGCCATAAATGACGACCTTTTGAGCACGTTTTCGTTTACCGGTTATAATGTTCATTACCATTCACTCCAATCTTCTGAAACTGTAGTATCTGTTACAGGTGCTTCGACTTTAGGCTCTACCTTTGTTTTAGGTTTCGCTTTAGCCTTTGTCTTAGCCGTTCCTGTTGTGCTGAATTCTTCGTCTTTAATGTGTCCATCTTCGATGATGATAGAGCATTCATCCTCATTATTAGTCACGCGTGTAGCGATTACTTGTAAGCCTTCTTGCTCTAACCATGCTCCAAACTCTTTCATCGTATCGACGTCCATTTGTTCCATTTTGTCCATGAGAACAAATCCGCATTTAGGATTAAGAGCTCGCACGATAGCAGTGGCTACCTTGAGTTGTTCAGCACCGCTCATGCAGTCCCATTGGCGATCATTGTAGATGAGGACACCATCTTGAATGGATAGACCAGGTAGAGGCATATCCACAGATTTAAGAAGTTTATTTTTGCGCGCACGAATATCTTTAATAGTTTCCGTGAGTTCTTCATATTCTTGACTGAAATCAGCCGCTTCTTGTAATGCACGTTGCCGTTCTTGATTAGCACGGACCTTAGTGTTGATTTCATCAACAGATATGATTTGTTCTTCTAGTTCTGCTGTGGATTCATCTTCTAAGTCTTGTGCAGCAGTTGTCGCGATATTGTAATCTTCTGCCAACTGCGTTTGCTTTTCCATTAGTTCGTCAAGCTTCGCCTGGTATTCATCAATACGATTTGCCACTGTCTTCATTTCAGTTTGGATAGCCAATACTTGGTTGCGTTTTTGCTTATTTTCTTCATTTTTAAGCAAAATGCTTTGTTGTTGTTGAATAAGCTCAGAAGCACTCACCAGTTCATTAGGTGCATCATCATAGGCAGGCAACTCTTTAGCATATTTGTCTTTCTGAGTTGCTATTTGCCCTATAGAATGGCGTTTCGAGTAGACCTCTTGGTATTCACCCTCGAGTTTCTTTAACTCGTCTTCTACGCCCAATAATTGAAGTAATTCTTGCGCCTTTTCTTTGTCGCTCATTTCCATGAACTTAGGCAAATCTAATGCCAGCTGACCAATGAAAGAATCTAAAATCTTTTGGCCAGATTTCTTGCCTTCCGGATCTAATACTTTTAGCGTGCTATTTGCACCAGTTCGAGTGACAACCAATCCATTGGATAGCTTTACTTCTAAGCGCGGTGGATTATAACTGCCTTCACGTTGTGCTGTTGATGGTTCAAACTTAGCACCACCAAGTGCCCAGGCGATGGAGTCAAGAATGGAGGTTTTACCCTGTCCATTCTTGCCACCGATTACAGTGAGGCCATTTGTTGTTGGCTCATATGAAACGGCTTTAACGCGTTTCACGTTTTCTAATTCGAATGAATTAATTTTGATTGTATCCATAAGTCCTCCTAGGATAAGTCCTTTTTAACATTTGTATATACAGGCGGTTTATTTACGAATTCCATATTAGCTATGGATAATGCCGTGATGAATTCTATTGGATGTTTAGAATGATTCCTGGCCATGCATATACATCCTGCTGATAACATAGCGATTACAATATTTTCATCTTTAATATTGGTATTCGCTTTTACTCCGCATAATTGACCTTCGGTATATTCAATGGTAAGATTTAGCTTTTTTACTTCCATAGCTCCACCTTAGATCCCTTTTTGCGCATTAACTTCTTCGATTAATTGATTTACAAGTGCTTCTAGCTTGCTGATCCGGCTATCTTTGTCTTTTGCCTCTGCTAGATAGTCGCTACCTTTACCGATTTTGAAAGCTACGTTCATAGTGAGTTGTGTTTCACCACCTAGACTTGCCCCAATACCGAACATAGTACGTTCGTTAGGGCGATAGAACGCTCCCAAGGCTACCGCATTTGCGTTGCGGTAGTGTCCATAAGACACCGCATAAGATGCTTTATCATTGCGGTTAAAGTCTAATGGATGTAAACCGCTTAATGCTGCGGAGCTTGCTCCTAGTTTATTCATGCGTTGGTTAGTAGCGTGAATTTCATTTCCGATATTATTTTGTCTATTTTCAAGTGCAGTAATACGGCCTTCATGATTAACTGTTGTATCATGCAATGTTGCAATTTGACCTTCATGATCATTCACCACATCACCGAGCATGTTTAATCCTACTGCGATATCTTTAATATTGTTTTTATTTTTCGCAATTTGTTTTGCGTTTGTTTCTACTTCATCAACTACCGCATATAATTGACTGCCATTGATTGCATCTAGGCTATCCGCCTCAATGCGGCCAGCACTAACATTTTGTAATTGGCGATTATAATATTTCACACCACCAGCACCAGCACGGCCTTTGGCCCCAAAACTTACAACGCTAGTAGGTTGCTCGCCTGCAAATACATGGCGAGTTCCATTAATTGTGATGCCATCTACGCCTACAGCATTATCGGTAACGCTATTTGTACCGATTGCTACGGAGTTTTGTTTATCAGCAATGATATTGTTACCTACTGCAACCGCATCAATTGCAGTTGCTTGCGTATGTGTACCGATTGCCATGGCACCTTGTCCACTTGTTTCAGAGTTAGCACCGATGATAGTTTGTTCCATATCACCAGCCATTTTGTTGTTGTAACCGATTACAGTTGATTGATTTCCTTTGATGTCATTGTTATTAGCACCTACAACCACTGTATTTTCACCTGTTACATTGTTTGTACGACCGATTGCAATGCTCGATACACCACTAACATATGCACCATTACCGATTGCCACAGTATCATATGCGGAAGTTCTAGCTTGTGAACCGATAGCATATGTGTATTCGACCAATGCTTCTGCATGGCTCCCATATGCTAGGGAATTACGACCAGTCGCTTTGCTATTATTTCCACCAACAAAAGAGTTGGTACCGCTTGCCACGTTATTTTCGCCGAATGCGATTGCATTATTAGCATCAATAGTGTTTTGATAGCCAAATACTGCACTGCTATGAGATGATGCGGTGATTGTGTTATCTGTACCACCTAATGTGTTATTATTTGCACTTGCTATGTTTACTGTTAATGCGGAAATACCTAATACTAATACTGCTTTATTCATGTTTTTCATTGTTTTTTCTCCTGTTTCTGTTACAATACAGGTAGAGTATGCGATGTACTCTACCAAGTCCGCTATGGTTTCCTACGCCATGATTAGCGGACTTTTTTTTCTTTCATAAAATCTGATTTCCCTTGCCCAATAATTGCTTAAAATTAAAAGCACAAACCCGAGCAAGATTTGAAGTATTGCAGTATAACAATCAATCCGGTCAATTTCTATTGATCCGATTGTGCCTACTACCATTAAGAATGCGACCACTCTTAATGCCCAAATTAATTTCATCATTTTTACTTCCTTTCTATTCCCCAATTCGTGCCTGGCACCGTTTGGCGAGCCAAGCATTAAACGATTCAACGTGGATAAGGCGCTTGCCTCCGCGCTTCCCAATCTTCATTGATGGAAAGTCAAAGTCTTGTGCCCATTCACGAATAACAGTTTCTGGAACGCTTGCAAGTTCTGCAGCTTCCGCGACTGTAATGCAGAACTTATTCATAATTACCTCCTATATTTAACTGATAATCTTTTAATAATCATGCTTACCTCCTAGATTTGTAATGCCGTAATCACAGCAACAATAATAATGAATACGCTAATTGCAGCAGTTAGACCGATTGCTAATGGCCACCAACACAGGCTGATTACTGCGTGGATATCATTCTTTGTTTGTTTTGTCATGCCCTCACTCCGTAACGGTTTAACCGTAAACGACT